AGGAAAAGAAGTGGCGGTTGATTGGCGGATTCAGCGATCCCAATTCTATTTCACTTGAAGAAGACGCTAAACGTGAAGTGCTGGAGGAATCTGGGGTTGAAGTGGGTAACATCACGTATCTGGGTTCCACATTAATTAATGATTGGCGTTATCGTGGAGAAATTGACAAGATCAAGACTGCATTGTTTGTTGCAAAGTATGTGTTTGGCAAACCAGAGGGTGCAGATGATGTTGCCGAAGTGAAGTGGGTTTCTATCAATAATCTGAATAAAGCTGATATTGTTGATGGCCATCACGTTTTGATTGATATGTTTAATGAAAAGTTTGTTAACAATATCAAGCTGAAAGATACATTTATTCAGCCTGAGATTGACGGAAATATGCCTTGACTTTGAGTGAAGTCTGGGTTATTATAAAAGAGTAAAGATTAAGGTACAGATAAAAATCAATACAGAAAGATAAAATTATGAATAAGAACATTTGTTTGACTACGGATTCCTATAAGTTGAATCACTGGAATCAGTATCCCGCTGGCACTGAAAAGGTTTATAGTTACTTTGAATGTCGTAAGGGTGCTAAGTTTGCTGAAACTCCATTCTTTGGACTTCAGTATATTATTAAGAATCATCTTGAGGGTGTAGTTGTTACCCGTGAAAAGATTGAAAATGCAGCTAAGTTGTGTAAGGCACACTTTGGTAGTGAGAAGTATTTCAACCGTGAAGGTTGGGAATATATTCTCAATTCTCACGGCGGTAAGCTGCCTGTTGTTATCAAGGCAGTTGAGGAAGGAACTGTTGTTCCTATCAACAATGTGTTGATGACTATTGAAAACACTGACAATAACTGTTTCTGGCTTACTAACTTCTTGGAGACTATTTTGTCTCAGGTTTGGTATCCTATTACGGTGGCTTCACTGTCCCGTGAAGTTAAGGTTACTTTGAATGAGTATTTTACTCTTACCTCTGATGGTGGATTGCTTAACTTTGGACTTCATGACTTTGGATTCCGTGGAGCTAGCTCTTGGGAATCTGCGGGTATCGGGGGGGCTGCTCATTTGATTAACTTCTTGGGGACTGATACGGTAGTGGCTATGGAAGTAGCCGTGAACTATTATAATGCCGATCTTAATGGTTTGGCGTTTTCTGTTGCTGCTACTGAGCACTCTGTTATGACTGCTCTTGGTAAGAATGGTGAAGAACAGGTTGTTGAAAATTTGTTGAATGAATATCCTACGGGTATTTTGTCGGTTGTTGCTGACAGCTATGATATTTATAATTTCGTTAGCAACATTGTTGGTACTAAGTTTAAGGATCGTATTCTTGCTCGTGATGGTGTATTTGTGGTTCGTCCTGACTCTATTACTCCTACCCATCCTACTCCTGAAGGTGAAATGGTTTGGATCGTGGAGAATTTGTGGGCGAATATCGGCGGAACTATCAACAGCAAGGGTTACAAGGTTATCGATCCATCGGTTCGTGTTCTTTGGGGTGACGGAATTGATATTGATGGTATCAAGAAGATTCTGTATGCTGTTACCAAGGCTGGATTTGCAACTGAAAACATTGCTTGTTTTGGTATGGGTGGTGGATTGTTGCAGAAGGTTAACCGTGATACTCAGCGTTGTGCTTTCAAGTGTAGTGCTCAGTATCGTGATGGTCAGTGGTATGACATTCAGAAGAATCCCAAGGATGTTTCCAAGGCATCCAAGAAGGGCAAGCTCAAGTTGATCAAGGTTGATGGTGAATTTGAGACTGTTGGTGAGAATGATCCTGGTGAGGATTATTTGAAGGTTGTTTTTTATAATGGCGTATTGGTCAATGAAGTTGACTTTGCTACCGTTCGTAAGAATGCAGCTCTGTAATTGAAAAAACAAAGGTTTGCGGTGATCCTAATTAAAACCGCTTCTTTTTATGACTGACAAAGTTAAACAAGTTATTGTAATGCGCAAAGACCTCAATATGAGTAAGGGTAAAATGGTTACTCAAGGTGCTCACGCAAGCATTGCATTTCTTACCCATCTAGTCCGTGGATATAATGGAGAATCACTTCTTCTGAGTAAAGTTGAAAAAGAATGGGTATATGGCACTTTCTTCAAGGTTTGTGTGGGTGTAAACGATGAAAAGGAACTGCTTGACATTGGATATAATGCTGTGGCAAAGGGTCTATCAGTCAAATACATTGAAGAAACCGGCGGTTTTGATAAACCTACTTTAACTTGTCTAGCTATCGGACCAGATTATAGTTCTGTAATTGACCCCATCACTAAACATCTAAAACTTCTATGAAAACTATTAAACTATTTGCAGGTACAAGCAATCTACCATTGGCTCAACGGATTTCACAAAATCTAAATGAACCACTAGGAAAGATCTACCACCACAAATTTCCAAGTGGTGAAACCTATTGTCAATTCAAGGAAAACATTCGTGGTAGTGATGTATTTTTAATTCAAGGCATTACCAATCCAGCCAATGAAAACCTAATGGAGTTGCTTGTTATGGCTGATGCGGCTAGGCGTGCTAGTGCAGAACGAATTACTGCGGTAATTCCATACTTTGGTTATGCCCGTCAAGATCGTAAGGATAAGAGCCGTGTTCCCATTACAGCTAGGTTAGTAATGGATTTGATTGCTACTGCTGGTATTGATAGGGTGGTAACTATGGATCTACATAGTCCACAAGTGGGTGGTTTTACTAATCTACCATTTGATCATCTTACATTTGAACCAGTATTGAGTGATTATATTAGTACCAAGTATCATTCATTGGCTTATAGGGATAGTGTTGTATTGATGGCACCTGACGTTGGTGCTGTAAAGAGGGTTGAAAAGTATGCGGATCTACTAAGAAGTGATTTTGGATTTATTAGTAAGAAACGTCTAAGTGATACCAAGGTTGAATTACAAAATGTTGTAGGTAATGTAAAAGATAAACACGTAGTTATTATTGATGATCTTACAGAAAGTCTTGGTACTATGGTTCAAGCGGCCAATGAATGTAAGAAACAAGGTGCTGTAAAGGTAACTTGTGCTGTTACGCATGGTTGTTTGACTGAGACTGGCATCAAACGGTTGGCGGAGAATAATAGTATTGATGAATTTATTCATAGTAATACAACAAATACGTGGGGTAATATTGGATTCAAACCAGCTAATGTTACAGAATTGGATGTAAGTATGTTGTTTGCTAAGGCTATTCGTAGTATCAACCAGAATGAAAGTGTAAGTGAACTATTTGTATGAAAACTTGGACTCAAATTATTCAACACGTTCAAAGTCAAAAGGTTGAACGTAAATGGGAAAAGTTGTATTGGTGTATTGACTTACATGATACCATCATTAGTGGTACATACAACCGATTCAATAGTGGAGCAGTCATTTATCCATATGCCAAGGAAACTCTTGATTATCTATACAATAGTCCAGATCATTATACTATTCTTTGGACAAGCAGTTATATGACATCAATTCAAGATGTGGTTCAACGTTTTGATTTGAATTTTAACGCTATCAATTGCAATTCAGAGTGTCCTAATACATCATTGTGTGATTTTCAAGACAAGTTTTACTTTAATTTCCTACTTGATGATAAGGCTGGATTTGATGGCGCCAAAGATTGGCGTGAGATTTATGAAGCGTTGACTAATGTTAACAACAAATAATTTATGAAATATATTGAAGCTCCTAATAAGCATAAAGGCAAGTCAGGTATTCCCACACTATTTTTGGGTGGTGGTATTAGCAATTGCAAAGATTGGCAATCCAAGTTGGTTGAAAAGTTGAAGGATTATAATGTAACGATTTATAATCCCCGTCGTAAAGACTTTGATATCAATAATCCAAAGGTCAGTGAAGAACAAATCAAGTGGGAACACAAGTATCTACATGAAGCTAATATTCTAGTGTTTTACTTTGCGCAAGAAACACTATGTCCAATTACATTGTTTGAATTGGGTGCAGCATTGGAACGCAACATTTATGTTACTACCAAACAAGATATTATAGTATATTGTGAACCAGAGTATTCTCGTAAGTTTGATGTGGAACTACAGATTAAACTAGCAATGAAGAATGCTAAAGATCTTAGTGAGAATGTTTGTGACATTACTGATGATTACTTTGTATCACTGCATGACAATTATGATGATTTTGTAGATGAATTGAAAGCAATTGTTGATATTGCTCAAGTTTATGTCTAAGTGACGTTACAATCGTAACGAGTCTGTCACACATATATCAATATTTATTAAATAATGAAAGTAAGAGCATTATTTGTAAGTGATTGTCATATAGGTAGTGATTATTGCAACCACGAAAAATTACTGAAGTTACTGAGTGAAGTAGAGTGTGAATATTTGTATATAGTGGGAGACTTTATAGATGGTTGGATATTGAGTAGAAAATTCAAGTGGAATAGCAATTATAATACAATATTACAAAAGATATTGCGTATGAGCAGAAAAGGTACGCAAGTGTATTATGTGTGGGGTAACCACGATGATTTTATTGAACCATTTACTGATATGTACTTTGGTGATAATATTCAAATTGTAAGAGAAACCAATCATACCACATTAAAAAATGAAAAGATATTGATTATCCACGGAGATCAATTTGATGGATTGGTAACTAAAAACAAGTGGATACAACATATTGGGGCAGTAATATATGATTATAGTTTGTCAGTAAATAAACTATTTAGAATATTCAAGTTTAGTTTCAGTAATTTCTTGAAACAAAGAGCAAAAGAAGCCGTTAAATACATAAGCAATTATGAAACAACGGTTGTTAATTATTGTAAGAATAGTGGTTATGATAGTATTTTGTGTGGTCATATACACAAGCCTGAGATTACTACAATTGAAGGTGTTAAATATTACAATTGTGGTAGCTTTATTGTTGGGGAAAATACATCATATATAATTGAAACATTGGACGGTGAAATTAAATTAATAAAGTGAAATTATGAAAATCATATTTGGAACTTGTATAAGTGGCAATGGACATCAAACACAAGCTATTGCTACTAAGCAATTTTTAGAAAAACAAGGTATAAATGTTATTTGTAATTTAGTAGGAAAACCATTTAAAAATAAATTACCAAAATATTTCACTGACGAATTTAACATAATACAACACGATAGTTTTGATTTTGTGTTTGACAAGGAAGGTAGAGTTATAATTTGGAAGACTCTACTAAAGAATACATTGGAATTACCCCGATTGATTTTGTCATTTATTAAAATCTGTAATGTCATCAGAAAAGAAAAGCCTGATGCTATATTTAACTATTATGAACCGTTGGTAGGTCTAACCTCGTTATTCTTTAGAAACATAAAGTATGTAAGCTTTGGGCATCAATACGCAATGGATTCATCTATCTATCCACGAATAAATGGTTATCCAGTTCAAAAATTATTTTTAAATATAATAAACAAGATCACAAGTATAAGAGCTAAGATTGTAGCATTAAGTTATTATGAATTTAATGATGAAGAAATGATAGTAAGTCCTCCTATCTTGCGAACCGAAAGTTATGGCATATCTAATAAACAAGAAGACTTTGTGTTGGTATATCTAATGAATGAAGATATGTTACCCCAATTGTTTAGTGAAGCTAAAAAACATCCAGATATAAAAATTGAATGTTTTACAAAACTAACCAAACAATACGATGAACTACCAAATGTAAAGTTATACAATTTAGACGGTAAACTATTTCAAGAAAAGATGAAAGTATGTAAGGCAGTAATTTGTAGTGGTGGATTTGAAACAAGTGCGGAGGCTATATATCAAATGAAACCATTGTTGATGATACCTATGCCAAATCACTATGAACAACATGCAAATTGTGAAGATGCTTATTTATCCTCATTCGCCATATATGCGGATAAAATTGATTTGAGTAAAATACCAAAGTATCAAATGGGAAACACAAAATGGTTTGATACCCATCAATATATTTTACAACGTGTACTTTATTATTTAGGAGTTGACCATTAATACATTGTATGTTATACTAATTTAGTTATATGAATAAACTATATGTAATTATTGGGTTGATGGTTATTACCGCAACGAATGTAAACGCAGCTATTTTTGCTAAGAAAAAGTCTGGCAGAACTTGTATTGTATGTAAACAACAAATGGCTTGGTCAGATGGACATTTGGTTACATTCAAAAATCAGTTGGATGATGATGGTAAACATAAAGTTGTTATTGTAAAGACAGATAATTGTGTAAAAGAACTATATGCTAATCAAGATCTTTATCTAAAAAAGAAACCCTCTATTTGGTCATTCAAAGAAAACAAACACGGAGTTAGTATCAAAGATCTTTTTAAGAAATAAAATATTGATTTAGTTGTTGTATATTGATATATTATTAGTATATGGAAAAACTAAATCGTAAAGGGTTCTTCGCCACCCTATTTGGCGGAATCGCAGGTGTTGTTGCTGGTTCAAGTGTTAAAGCATCAGAACCAATTACACCAGAAACAGTTGTATATTGTGATAAGTTGGTATTTACACATAGTAGTGGTGCTAGTTGTGTAATGTCATTTGCCGATAGTGATAACTTTACAATCAGAGTTAATAATAGTGAAAATATTTCAATCAATATTCATTCCCCACTAAATAAACCAGAATCAGTTACATCAAATCCAAGTAACTTAACCATTTGTTCTAATGGTAATATTGGATTAGGAACAGCTTGGCCTAAAGCAAAACTTGATATTCGTGGTTGATAAGAATCATTGTTGTTATATAGTTATTTGTGGTGACAACACCCTTTATTGTGGTTATTCTAATGATGTTGAAAAACGAGTTGGTAATCATAATAAAGGGTGTGGTGCTAAATATACTAAAACTAGACTACCAGTTAGATTAGTATATACTGAATGTTTTGATACTAAGAGTGAAGCAATGAAGAGGGAGTATCAAATCAAACAATTGAACCGTCAACAAAAACTAAAACTAATACGTGAAAAGAAGTAAAGCATTTACACTAATTGAATTGGTATTAGCAATAACCATATTGCTTGGTATTATTGGTGCAATTGTTATTAACTATGATAGTTTGGTGGGTAATACTAGATACTTTGAAGCTAGAGAAAATCTAAAGACTTATTTAATTAATTTAAAGTATCAATCCGCATTTAGACAAAAAGAATTTGAACTTACATTTGATCCAGATTATAATATGTATAGTTCATTTGAAGACTTTTATTTATTAGATGCGGTAACAAATGATCTAAAGATATTAGAAACAAGTGCCACAAAGATTGTGTTTTTTCTTGATGGTAGTGTACAAGAAAGTTATATTGTTACAAGCAACTTGGAGGGAACTATTACCAACAAATTTATTATCAATGTTATTGGTGAGGTAAAATACGAAGGTTATACCAATGACATTATAGAAAATAAAGAATCAGAAGTACAAACAGAATAAAGTTATGACCAAAGTTTATTTGCCGGTTATATGTTATAATCATACAGTGATATCGCACTTTATGTTTAGTGTGATGAAGTTAATCTTTGAAGGACAAAAGAGAGGTATATCATTTGCTTTGGATTGTATATACTTTGAAAGTTTGATTGCTAGAGCTAGAAATGCTGCAGCTGCTAGTTTTCTAAATCAACCTGATTGTGACTATATGATGTTTATTGATAGTGATATCAGTTTTGAACCAGACAGTTTCTTTTCGTTATTGAAAGCTGATAAAGATGTTGTTTCAGGATTATACCCAAAGAAATATATCAATTCATCCAAAGTAAAGTTATTGGCACAAAGTGGACCCGAAACAATTGGCGATAGATTTGAAGAAGTGTGTACTGACTTTGCTACTGAAATTAAGTTTGGGAAAGATGTTAAAACCATAGAGAAAGTAAATTATGCGGCTACTGGTTTTATGTTGTTCAAGAAACGTGTCTTTAATCAGATTGCTAGAGAAATACCTAATATAGCATACAAGAATGATATTGACGGGTATATGGGATATGGGGACAAGTTCTATGATTTCTTCCCGTGTAAAATAAATGAACAAACCAAACGATATGAAAGTGAAGATTATGGCTTTTGTAATCTGTATAGAAGTATTGGTGGTGATATATATGTAGATACAACTTGCAACTTGACACACTATGGTTGGAAGGGGTATAAAGGTAACTTTTATCAACAAAACAAACTGTTTACAGTATGAGATTAATAATTTGTTTACCTGGCAATAATTTCTCTGGTCAATGGTTAGATAGCTTTATACCATTTTATAATTGGTGTATTCAAAACAAAATCACTCCAATATTATCTCGTAGGGAATCTTGCAACATTTATTATGTACGTAATATGTGTTTGGGTGGTGATTCTAATGCTGGAGAAAATCAAAAGCCGTGGCAAGGCAGAGTTGATTATGATTATATGTTATGGATTGATAGTGACAACATATTCAGTATAGATAACTTCGTCAAACTATACAATATGCGAAAGGAAATTGCATCTGGTCTATATCTAATGCAAGATGGTAAACACTATGCTACAGTCAAAGATTGGAATGAAGATCATTTCAAAAAATATGGTAGTTTTGAATTTTTAACACCGTCTAAATTAAAAGAACACAGTGATCCTTTTGTTGTGGATTACACTGGATTTGGCTTCATACTTATAAAGAAGGGTGTATTTGAAAAACTAAAGTATCCTTGGTTTAGACCAATGTGGAAACAGTTTGGCAATGTTACTGAATTTACGATGGAAGATGTAAGCTTCTGTCATTTGGTTAAAGAACAAGGTATAAATGTTTGGGTACATCCAGAGGTTATTGTTAAACACGAAAAGAAAGTATTGTTATGATAATATGGTTTACGGGACAACCAAATAGTGGTAAAACCACTTTAGCATTAGAACTAGTTCATTGTTTACACGAAATGCGTAAAGATGTTACCGCAACAATAATAGATGGCGACTCACTAAGAACAATTACACGAAATGTAGATTATAGTAAAGATGGTAGACGTAAAAATGTACAAACCGCAATCAATTTATCAATTAATTCAGATTCAACCAATGATTATACAGTTGTAGCACTTGTATCTCCATTTAGAGATTTACGTGAGTCATTAAAAAACAATAACAAACACACCGTTAAAGAAGTATATTTACATAGTAACAGATTACGTGAGGGTAAAATGGTAGATTATTATGAACCACCACTAACCAATTATCTTGACATTGATACTGATAAACATACAATAGAAGAATCGATTAAATTAATTTTAGACTACATTAAATGAAAGCAATTATTGCAATGGCGGAAAATAGAGTTATAGGCAAAAATGGTGGATTGCCATGGCCTAGTATCAAAGAAGACTTTAAGTGGTTCAAAGAATTTACGATGGGTAAAAAACTTATTATAGGTAAAAATACATTTGATACTCTTCCTATGCTCAAGAATAGAGAAATTCTTGTATTGACTAGAAGAGTAGAAGAGCTGAATCATATACCCAATCAATATCTTATTAATAAGAATGATCTTACAGGCAAAATTATTGATATCAAAGATGTATATTTGTTTGAACTAAATAAAGACTCAGACATAATTGTAGCGGGTGGATCTAAAACATATGTTAGATTATTACCATATATTACAGAATTTTATGTTACGTATGTAAATGGTAGTTATGATGGTGATACATTTATGCCACCATTTGAAGATTTGTTTACTAATAAAGAAGTTGTAAAAGAATTTGACCTACACAAAGTTATAAAGTATACTAAGTGATATGAACAAAGTAGACACAGAATATTTCAGAATTGTCAATGATATTTTGACAAACGGAAGACTTAAAAAGAACCGAACTGGTGTAGATACCATTGGTATTTTTGGTGCTCAAGCCAAATACAATGTGGATCTAAACGCATTTCCTCTATTAACCACCAAGAAAGTTCATTGGCCAGCAATCGTGCATGAATTGCTTTGGTTTATCAGTGGTGATACCAACATCAAGTATCTGGTTGATAATAATGTTCGTATTTGGAATGAATGGGCATTTTCTCGTTATCAGAAAGTCAAACCAACATTGGGTGGATTAATGTTGGTGGATGAATTATTATTAACTAATCAAGAAAAACGAGTATTGGCTTCCAAGTTAGAACCAGAAGATTTTGATGTGGTTGATAGTATCAAGAAATCAATACAGGAAAAACAAAATAAATTCATTGACCGAATCAAAAACGATGTAGAATTTGCCACTAAATGGGGTGAACTTGGTGAAGGAACTTATGGTGGAATGTGGAGAAATTTTCCATTTTATACACAAGACAATGAATTCGTTGGATCATCAACTGTGAAAGGTGTGTCTGCGGAATATTGGACTTTTGGACAAGTGGATCAACTACAAAAAGTAATTGACAAGCTCAAAACCAATCCAGATGATCGTCGTATGATTGTCTCAGCATGGCATCCATACTGGGTAGATCATTGCGCCTTACCTCCGTGCCATTGTCTTTTCCACTTTCATACAGAAGAATTGACACTGGAAGAACGAACAAAGTTATTAACTGAAGAACAATGTAAGAACGATTTGGATTTAACAAATAGTTATGGAATACGCCCAAGTTCTGACTTGGAGTTAGTGGAAAAATATAATATTCCAACCCGTCGTTTGAATTGTTTGTTATACCAGCGTAGTTGCGATTTTCCAATTGGAATTCCTTTTAACATAGCAAGTTATTCATTGTTAACTGCGATGATTGCCCACGTTAGTAATATGATTCCAGGAACATTTATTCACACTTACGGTGATGCACATATTTATGTTAATCAACTAGATGCAATCAAAGAACAACTTACAAGAGAACCACGACCTCTTCCCAAAGTGTGGTTAAATCCTGAAGTTAAGTCGTTATTTGATTTCAAATACGAAGATATCAAGTTGTTGGATTACGATCCACATCCAGCAATTAAGATGTCGGTCGCCGTTTAAATTTACCAGTAACCCAATTACTAATGGTGCCAATTGATACTCCTAATTTACGAGCAGCATCTGCTTGTGAAATATAAGAAACGCCGTCCAATACTATAGGATTTGTATTGGGCGGCAATCTTCCCTTATTTATTCTACGGAGCTTTTCTTTAGTTTGATAGGTATGATGTTTTCCATAAAAAGGGTTGTTTATACCCGATTTATCAAAACAACTTGCACAACAATTTGCAGTACTGCTTATTCTATTTCCACACTCACAAAAAGTTAATCCACCTTTCCAATTTGGGTTCTTTTCTCCAGGTCTACTCCATTTTTCTAATTTGTCTTGTTCAGTCATTCTGGCATTACGTGCATGAACAGCGAGTGTGATTTTTTCTATAATTAATTCTCTATTTGGATTGTTAGTTAAATTATCTCCTCCGCCAACACCACCCACATTGTAGTCTGGTTTTAATGTCGTGATGTAATTTGTTTCTTCATTGAATAACTCAGTATCCGATGCATTTGGCATTTCTTTTATAACTTCATAAATAAAGTTTTCTTTTCCATATTTGTTCCACGCTCTTTGAAGATATACTGAATGATGGCGATTATTTTTTAAAGATGATTTATGTATACCCCAACGTCTCTTAATATTTTTACTACTTCCAATGTACATTTTACCGTTTTTGATATTGACAATCTTGTATATGCCTGATATGATATTCATAGTAATAAATATTAAATGGTAGTCCTAAAAACATATCTATTTAAGATTACTATATGAAAAAACAGACCAAGAAAGAAAAAGAAGAGATAAAGATGAAGTTGGCTTATTTTGACCGACTTGTAAAACAAACCCGTGAACTAATTAAACAAGGTTATACTGTACCAGATTTAAGCAGTTTGGTACGTCCAAGCAGATGAAATACAAATATAGCGTTAGAATACATAATGTATCTACTACCGAAGAATTAGAAACTATAATGAACGAATATGGTTCAAAAGGTATTCGTGTCGTCAAAGTAGATTTATTAGGAGTTCAACTAGTTAACTGTAGACAACAAGCTAGATATACTCTATACTTAGAAGAGAAAATTAAAAAATGATAACAAAATATAATTTATTTTTGGATGATGTACGTCTTCCAAACCACGTAACTTGGGTGGATCTACCTCCTAATCAACACTATAGCGTAGTAAGAAACTATCAAGAGTTTGTTGATCTAATTACACTCAGAGGAATTCCTAAGTTTGTAACATATGATCACGATCTTTCAGATGCTCACTATGGTCACGGTTTACGTGGCGATAACATTCCATATGATCAATATGCAGAAAAGACTGGATATGATTGTGCTAAATGGTTGGTTGATTATTGTATGAAAAAGGGTGTGAAACATCCTCCGTATCAAGTACATAGTATGAATCCCGTGGGTAAATCTAATATTATTAGTTATGTTGAATCGTATAATAGAACAGTTTAAATATAAACTTTACACTGCTTTAACTTATTTAACAGTTATATTCTTTATATATTTCATTATTGCGAACGCCGTGTTTGCTTTTAGACATCCGTGGTCAACTGATATGGAACGATTTATTCATATTGGTGACGCATTGATGTTTAATAAAATATCCTATAAAGAAATGAGAGGAGAATATGAAGAGCGCTGATAATATTGTTGAACTAACAGATAAAGATATTAAAAAGTATACCAAGTTAAAAGAGGGTGAAGGTATCAAAACTGATGATTTGGTTCATATTGAAGAAAATACCTATGCTAAAGTAGGTAAAGGTAATATATTGTGCAAGTCTACGGTAAACAAATACAATACTATATTAAGACAAAAATGAGTCATTTATTATTAGGAGTAGCAATATTGATTGCGGTTTATATAGTTGGTTGGCACCAGATATATGGTCAATTTATTCACGATTTCTATAAGAAGTATGAAATGTGGTTAATATGGTTGAGTGTACCCAATACGATGTTATCAATATACGCAACTAAATTGTTGACTGAGTATTTTGAGGGTAAGATGTGGCCAAACAGAATATTTACGTTCAGTATTGGTATAATTATGTTCACCATATTAACCACTATTTATTTTAATGAACGGTTAAGCCTAAAAACTTTGACATTGGTTGGGTTGTGTGGTTTGATTGTATCATTACAAGTTTTGTGGAAATGATATTATGAATAAAACAATTAAAAAATTACCCAATGGTGACTTTAAAGTAATTAAAATGGAAGAGTGTATTGTATGTGGTGTTGAAACAAATGAACCCAAAGACAAACATATTGACTATCGATATCACTATGTAGAAGGTGTTGGTCAACTTTGCAGTAAATGTGCTGAAAAATATGAATAAACTAACTAAACCAAATGCTTTTGTATTTAAAGCATTCATTGACAATCAATACAGACTATGTGTATGTCCTCGTATTGATAATAAGTGGAGTGAAAAAGATATTGTATATATCCAAAACTACGATGGAGCATTCGATGATGTGCTTCATGAGAAAAATTTCAGTATTCTATTTGTAGGATATGAAAAAACAGATGAAACAAATGGATCATTTACTTTGAAAAACGTTAATGCTCAATATCTCAAAAGTGATACATCAATCGCTAGTGAAATGTATAGCAAGGGAACTTTTTTTGAAACAATAGAACAAGGATATCAATTATTTTATGAGCAACCAGAACGGCAAGGGGAGCAAACCCAGACCAACCAATAAAAAACAATACGATAAAAATTACGACTCAATTAATTGGGGAGATAAAAAGAAATCCAAATCAACTGAGAAGTGAAAAAAGTAATTCTTTCCAAAATAGAATATGAGTTTTTAGTGGAATGTTTGGAGAAACTAGAGAAACAAACAGATAATTCTCTAGCAGATCCCAAATGGTCTGAAAAACTAGATACAACTCAAAGACTATATGAGTTGGAAATGGAATACTATAAAATTAAAAAATACGGAGAACCATCTACCAAATATGATATGGTAAGATGGTTACTCACCAAAGTAAAAAACAAAACACTTGACTTTTAAACACTACGATGTTATAGTGGGTTATGTTAAATTTTAATTCAGATAAAAAGAAAATTGTCATTGTGGCAGATCCGCACAATGATATTAATAAACTTGATAAGATCCTCACTAAAGAGGATGCTGATATCAACATCTGTTTGGGTGATTGGTATGATAGCTTTGTATATGATGATCCAATTCATTACGAAGCTACTACAAAATATCTAAGAGACACGTTTCTACCCAACCCAAAGAACTATACTTTATTTGGTAACCACGATATTCATTATCTGTATTACAACAATAGTGCAATGTGCAGTGGTTATGAAGAATGGAAGTATAGAACTATTGACGAAGTGCTGGGTAAAGACCGTGGAACTGTTCGTAATAAGTTTCATTGGTTTATTGTGTTGGATGATATTCTATTGACCCACGCTGGATTGGATACTAGACTATTACCGCCACAGATTAAAACTAACACGGATATATTTAATTATCTTGATGAACAGTCAAAACAAGCATCTTCCAAGTTGCTTTCAAATGATCTTCATTGGTTTTATCAAGTTGGACGTAGTAGAGGCGGTATGAATAGAACTGGTGGCATTGTTTGGTGTGATTTTGATCATGAGTTTAGTCCTATTGATGATTTGAAACAAATTGTGGGTCATACTAGTCAATGGGAAACTGGTAGAGCTAAACAACACAATAGTGAAGGATACATTAATATTACAGATGCAAATAATATTTGTATTGATTGTCATATGAATCAGTATCTTGTAATGACCGATGGAAAGTTGGAGTTAAAAAATTACATAGATCTGTAAGTAATAAAGGTTTATTTGTAACAAATTACAGAGGGATGTTACGTAACTGTGACATCCCTTTACTTTTGCATTGTTTATGATATTTTAAAGTATATGGACGACCTTCAAATTACTTGTAACTATTGTGACACCGCAGCTAAAATAAAACGGGATAAGATTTATATGCAATGTCATTGTGATGATGACCGTCGTATAATTGATATACGAGAGTATCTTTTAGAAGACAAACATCACGATTATTTATATTCTATGTTCAGTGATAATTTTGTGTATAATGAAGCCAAAGCTTGATAGTTATACTTAAAGAAAGGTATAACATTATGTCAGGTCTTTATTTGGGAATCAAAACACAAAATCCAGTAGTTGGTATTACCAGCAACAATCCAGGCGCAGCAAATGCTATGTTAGCCGCACAACAAATGGCACAAGCACAACAACAACCACAACCAGTTCATCAAGATTCAAAGTGGAATCAAGGACAAGGTACTGTTGTACACGAAATGCCTTGGCACAAAGCACATCCTGGTTTAAAGAACACTAAATAATTTCATTTGTTTGTTTATTCATCACACACCCCACAGTAAAATGTGGGGTTTTTGTTTGACAGTCAAATATACTATGATATGATATAATAATATGGATCTCAACGCTAAAAAAATCAACGAAAGCTTAGAAAAATCTGAAGCTACTGAATTGAAACCTTGGTACAGAACCAACAAATATGGCGATTGGATATTGGATCATATTGCCTATGGATGGCGTGTATATTACAAATATTATGATGTAAAACGATGGATTATTAGTACCTATCAACGTATGCGTTATGGTGTAAGTGATAGTGAATGTTGGAGTTTGGACTGGACACTTACAAATTTTATTCTTCCCAGACTAAAGCATTTCAAGAAGATTAACGTTCATACACACCCACCGCAGGTTACACCTGAACAATGGGACAAAATCTTGGATGAATTGATTTGGACATTTGAATATATGCATGATGAAGAAAAGTTCAATCCAACTCCTATGTTTAGATATGAAGTTGACAATATGGATGATTACTTTAAAAATATCAAACGTGAAAAAACACCAGAACAAAAACAAGCTTGGGATGAATATCTGAAGAAAAATGAAGAACTAGAAGAACGTCGTAAAAAAGGAATGTTATTGTTCGCTGAATATTATTCCCAACTTTGGGACTGACTTACAGTTATTTTGGTGATTTCTAAAAAAGTTAGGCGTTTTGTTACTAGAAAATCCACATTTATAACAAGAAATTAATTCTAGTTTTCTTTGTTTTTTATTAGGATTTTCTTTGCAGAAATCAAAATGCCATCTTTTCATATTTTTATATTCGCCGATTTTATGACAATATATACATTCTGTATTCAAATTGTTTTGAGGACGTAACTTCATTTTTTCCACGTGTTGTTTAGTTTTTTTTACTCCAGACTGCGTTTGACTCATTCTAATTTTGGTTTCCACCGAATGTTTTCTGCCTGAAAATCCTCTTTTAACATTCGGGTTGTTTTTATAATATGAAATTAAACTATCTTTTCTTTTTGTTATATGTTCAATAGACTGTTTTTTACCAAGTATTTTTAGTCTTTGTTTTTGAATTGATTCTTCAGATTTACTTTTGCCATACAATGGATGATTTTTACCTACGAAATATTTTTTTGATAAAAAAACAAATTTTTCAAAAAGTCTGCTATTTAAATACCTAACTTTTTTTCCATTTTTTGTTTTAACAAACGCCGACATACACTTGAATGCATATGCTGTTTTTTTGTTTCGGTAAGATTTCCATAACAAATAATGAGCTAAAAAATGAGCTCTAGCTGTTAAATTAACCAAATTATCGTCGTGGTTTAATCCGCCCATAGATCTTGGAAGAATATGATGTTCTTCAAAATATTTGTTTGTGTCTATTGGATGTTTTTTGTAATACTCAATAAATTTAACATATCTGTTGTAATAATGATAATTTTTTATTTTATATGTTTTCATATATAATATATAGTTAAGATTTATGGGATTGACAAAAAATATATACGATTGTAGTATTATCATATGAATGAATTAAGAAATTATACACCACCGGATTGGAACGAATGGTTTTTGCAAGGAGTTTATTGGGTTGCTAGTAAATCCAAAGATCCCAAGACCAAGATTGGCGCTCTTATTGTAAAAGACAAACGAATCATTTCCACAGGCTACAATGGTATTCCTATCGGAGTAGATGACAAAAATGAATTACGTCACGAAAGACCAGAAAAATACAAATGGTATGAACACGGAGAACGTAATGCAATTTACGCAGCCGCCAAGTATGGTATAAACACCGATGGCGCAATTCTTTATACCAATGCTTTACCTTGTGCTGACTGTGCTAGGGGAATCATCCAAAGTGGAATCAAATGTGTTTATATACATCAACAATTCAATGATTTGTGTAATACAACACAAAGAGAACAATGGAAGGGACATGACAATGCCACTTTCACAATGTTTAATGAATCTGGGGTAGAAGTACATACCGTTGATAGAATTTTAGGATGTAAAGCATATTTTGACGGAAAAGTGTTTGACATTTAAAAAAAGGTGTGGTAGAGTTTATCTATGATCAATAATAATGAGTTGTTCGCTAAGGTACTGGCTGATAATCCTCTTCCGTATCGTTGTGGTGATAAGGTAAATACCAATCGTGGTATTGGTTATATCAGTGGTTATAACTTCAAGGACCGTGAAAAGACTTGGAAGTTTACTATTCGTCCATATGGACTGCCTAATTATTATATTGATGTTGAAACTGTATATGGAAAGGTAGAATAATATGGAATTTGAAAGTAACGAACAAATTTTACAAGATTTGATGGATCAATTACACACATTACATAAAGAAAATGCTAGGTTGCTTCAAAAAATTGAAGCGTTGGAGAAACACAATGAAGAATTGAATCGTAAGTTAAAAAGCATTCAAGCATTATTTCTATGAAAATCTTTTTAGTATTTTTTATTAATTTGGCAGTATCATTGTTAACCAGTATATTGCTTTATAAGTTATTTAAAGTGGATGTATCACCTACAATTATTTCTATTGGATTGATTGTTGTGTATATGTTTTTACCACAACGATTTCACGATTGGATTGCGGAAAAATGAATATTAGGCCATCACAATGTTTTGAATGTGAGACTGGTACATACAAAGACGTTACTATCAACTACTTTTCAGAATTAAGTGACGGTAGAACTTGTATAACCAAAGATGTAACCATACAACGATGTGACACTTGTGGTGCTGAAATCTTTGATTCAAAAGCATCACAACTGGTTGAAAATAATATTAGACAACAATATCCAGATTATTATGAACATTCACGTTCCTGAAGAAATTAAATCTAAATATCCTCATATGGAATTTAGGGGTAAACAGCGTCAGTTAAACGATAGAACCGTGATTGAAGCGTACAATCATGCAATTAATCAGAACTTTTTTTATAGTTTTGATGAAGATTTCTTTTGGTTTCCCGGTCAAATTCCCGACTACAAACTGCCAAAAGTATCTTGACTTGTTATAAAGTGTGTGGTAATCTAGAACTTATGACTGAACAAATCTATATGAACCTAAAAGATGCAGTAAAGCGTCCTAAGTTTGATCTTAAAAATATCAATCGTGCGAATACCCAATTCAAACGATTGGTTGATAATTACCAGAAATGGAATGAAGATGAGGGTGTTAATGAACCTCGTTCGACATATGAAGACGACATTATTGAGTGTCTTGGTCATTATGATTTGGATGGTTATCAACTTGCTGAATATTTGCATGATTACAAATATGTTGAACCAAACACTGAACTGGTAGATATTCTGGATGATGCTCTTTTTGTGAAGAGTTCGCTTGAAAGAGAAATGTTTGCTCAATGGGTTAAAGAAAACTTTTTGACCATTCCAGAGGATGTGATTGGCAAGAAGGTTAATGCGAAACAGAATCTTCGTAAATATGAAGATCATTACATTACTGGAATTAGACCAGACACTTATCAAGTAACTGTTAGTGAAAATGCTACCAAGCAAGGTGGTTGGATTGTTGGATTTGAAAATGTAACTTTTGTTAATTAATATGAATGTGAATCAATTGATTAAACGACTACAAATGTACCCACCAGATTTGCGTGTGGTTGTTCGTGGTTATGAAGGTGGATACAATGATGTAGACACTTTTGAAAATCTCAAGCTTGTGCTTAACTATCATAGTGCATGGTATTATGGCAAACATGAGGATGCGTCAACCATCTATAATGAAGAAGTTAAAGCTAATGTCGTTGATGCATTACAAATTGGATAAAAACAAGATTGGGTTATATGGAACAGTTATTGGTACATTTAGTAGCAGACTATTACTTTCAAAGTGATTGGATGGCTTTAAACAAAAACAAGCGATCCATTCCTTGTTTGGTTCATTGTTTGTTATATACTGTACCATTTTTGTTGCTTACCCAAAATTTATTGGCATTATTTCTAATATTTGCTACCCACTTCGTTCAAGACAGATGGTGTATCATCAAATACTTCGTGTGGTATAAAAATCGTATAGGTCCAGACTGGTCCTATCCATCATATGACAAATGTAATGTAACTGGTTATTATGATGATTGGAAAAATACCGATCCAGATGCTAGACCCAAGTTTATTAGTACTTGGCTATACATTATAAGCGATAATACCTACCATCTAGTTTGCAATTATTTGATTCTGAAATATTTGGCTTGAGTTTCTTTAAAGTCTTGATGAATTGATTTTATGAAAAATACTCGTAGATATCGTGAGAAGTGTAATGCTAACACTATTGGTATATCTTCTACATACGCAAATAAGCGTATCCATGACTTTCTCAAGGGTTGGGGAACTATATCCAAAGATGGTAAATCTGTTCTTTGGGATACGTGGCGACCATTAACCAAAAATCAACGTGAAAAGGTGGATCGTCATTGGAAGAAAAATCCTCCGTTCTCAAAGATCATTTTCCCAGTTATCAACAAAGTAATGCCTACTATAAGTGCCGCCGAAATTGCGTCTGTCCAACCAATGATGAATCCACCTTCTGGTTCTAAATTTTTCGTTGACTTTCCGTAAAGTCGTGGTAAATTAGACATATGAAGATTGACATAGAAAAGGTTGACCTCACCCAATTTATGGTGCATGAACATTCACTTAATGGTGAAATCGTTCATTTGATTCAACCTCAACATATCGGCACCAAGTGGACTCAAGACAACAAGCACATGCGTAGTGTGGTTGTGAATTATGCCGGTGAAGTTATCAGTGCAGGCTTTCCTAAGTTTACTAACTGGGGTGAGAATCCTGATCACTTTCCTGTTCCTAACTCATTAAAGAATGCAACTGTGGTTGAAAAGCTTGATGGTTCATTGTTGATTGTTAGCAAGTATAATGGACAATATATTCTGCGTACCCGTGGAACTGTTGATGCTTCTACTATGGCTAATGGCCACGAACTTGAAATTTTCAAGAACACTATTTTGTCCAAGTTGAGTCACATATACACCAGTGATACTTGGAATTATTCTTGGCTTTTTGAGTGGGTTAGCCCTATCAACAAGATTGTTCTCAATTATGGTGATGAACCTGATTGGTATTTGGTTGGTGTGATTAACCACGATGACTACTCACTTGCAAATCAATTCTCTTTGGATAGATATGCAACGAACCTAGAACTAAAGCGTCCTCCTACTTATACTTTTTCTGATGTTCAAGATCTGTTAAAGGATGTTGACCAATGGAGAGGTAAGGAAGGTGTGGTTGTTTATTCAAAGAATGACCAAATGCTTCACAAATGTAAATCTGAATGGTATCTAAAATTACATTATTTAAAGTCTGAGCTAAGCAATATAGAAAAAGTATTAGATGTTTGGCTAGAACAATGTATGCCTGACTATCAGACTTTCTATAACTATATCTTTACCACTTTTGATTACGAATTGGCTGAGCAGTGCCGTGGTATGATTAGCCGTATTTGTGATGCAAAGAAGGAAGTGGATATGATTGTGGTTGGTATGAATGAGTTTGTGAATAACCGACTCAAGATTCTACCTACTCGTAAGTTACAGGCTGAGCAAGTAATTTCAGCTTATGGTAATACTAATAGAGCTTCATTTTTGTTCAAAATTTTGGATAATCGTCCATTGGGCAAGGAAGAATATAAAAAGTTACTATTTCAAGTGTTGAAGAATTAAAACATTAACCCTACTGATTATAATAAATTGGTAGGGTTTTTTCTTGTATATGTATGTGTGATAGTCAATAGTGGCTATCATAACACACAAACACAAAGGAAAAATATGGCAGATAATAATAAAACTCCCTACGAACTACGTTGGGAAATTCTAAAAGAAATGCTCTCTATTACCAGAGAAGAGTGGGCTACCAAAAAAGAGTTAGCTCACTACAACGCTGAAAAAAGCGGTAAATCAGTTGAATATATCGGTGATATTCCGTTACACGATGCGTTGCAACGTGCAGAAAATGTATATACATCGTTTATTTGTAAGAAGTAATCACTTAAAGAACTAACACTAACCCCGCTATTAATTTAGTGGGGTTTTATTTTTTGTATATATTTATATATAACACAAAAAATCATAAATTATGAGCAATAAACTTAACGAAACATTTCAAAAGCATTTAGGTCTTTTCCACAAAAAGATTAATGAAGTAACTACAGAAGGCACTGAACCAGCTGGTTTAAAAGGCGCTACGGTAATTGATGTAATCACATCAAGTGATGGCAAAGTACATCTTCGATTGGCAGCTGCAAATTCAACCCAGTTATATGACGCTGTATTAGTATAAAAATACACATCACATTAAAATTAAAAACCCCACTATTAATTTAGTGGGGTTATTTGTTTATTAGTCTTTCTTGTGTGGTTTGGTTGGTCTATCACCATCTTTTGTTGGAGGAGGACCATCATGTTTTGGACCTTTTGGTCCGCCTGGTGGTGGTCCAAAACTTCTCATTAATTTACGATCATCATCACTAATTTTGGTACGTTCTTCTTTATCTAACTTACCATCTTTATTTACATCATATTTAGCAATCAAAGCAGTACGTTGTGCTTTTTGTTCCTCTGTCAACTTTGGACGAGGAGGACGATTGCCTGGAGGTGGACCTTTTGGACCTTCTTGAGCATTTAGAGCAAATGCTGCGGTTAATACTAATAGATACTTTAACATATATTTCCTTTGTTTACGTAACCACCATTGATTACATTACATATATACTATATCAATCACACCAAATAAACATCTTTTACCTACCCTTTACAATTTTCTCTTGACTTTATAACAAGTAGATGTTAATCTACATATATGAATAATACAATTTATATCGCCGTTGGCTTGCCTGGAAGTGGTAAGTCAACCTATGCAAAGAACTTCATTAAAGGAAAAGATATTGAATATCTCAGTAGTGATGAACTACGTGCTGTATTTGGTAAAAGTGAAGAAGATCAAACGGTAACGCCACTTGTTTTTGGCCATATCAAAAGAAAGGTTGACGAATACCTAAAGAATGGTAAAAATGTATTGGTAGACGCAACCAGCGTAAATCGCAAGGAACGAGCTGACTACATCAATTCAGCCAAGAAGTATGGTGCAAAAGTAGTTGCTCTTGTATTCAAGATGGATCGTGCTGGATTAATTGCAAGAAACCAAAAGAGGGGACAAGAGGGTGGCAGAGTTGTACCTGATTGGGTAATTGACAAGATGTTGGCAAAGTATGAAGAACCTTCTACCAGTGAAGGTATTGATGAGGTAATTTATGTTTGAAAGACCACTAAAATTAATTCATAATGAAGATCACCGAGTGTATTTCACCAGTGATACTCATTTTAACCACGACAAGGTTTTTATCTACGAATCCCGTGGATATAAGAACCGTTATGAACACGATGATGCTTTGATTGCAAAGATCAATGAAGTGGTGCGTCCAGAAGATACACTAATTCATCTAGGTGATTTTTGTCTTAATATTACCCCGCCTGAGTTCAATGAAATTCTGGCTAGAATCAATTGTCGTAATATTGCTTATATTTGGGGTAATCATAACAGCTGTATTCGTAAGAATTATGAAGACGTAGTTGCACTTGAGTATCAGCGTAAGGATATTGAAGTATACCCATATGCAGTTGGTAAGCTTACTTATCTGGGTTATTACAAGGAAGTGATTGTGAATGGTCAAATGATTGTTCTACATCACTATCCTCACCAAATCTTTAATCAAATGCAAAAAGGTGCTTGGCAATTGAGTGGTCACAGCCACTACACCAATCCAACCACTCAACTTGATAGTACAGACAATAAAATTCTGGATGTAGGTTGGGATGGTCACGGTAAGCCGCTGTCATTCCCAGAAATTCAGAAGATTATGATGAATAAGAGTCACGTTAAGCAAGATAAACATCATTAAGTATACAAATCCCCTCCGTAAAAAGAGGGGATTTTTGTTTTGACTTGTTATAAAACCCGTGGTAGATTGAGTTTGTTATGTCAAAACCATACATTCACGCTCAAAGTTCAGTTCGTAAGTTCGGCGGTAAGCCAGAAGACTACGAACCAATTCATGCTTTTATGGATTGTAGTAAGGGTGCCATTGCAGATAACCGACATCGTGCTCTAACACACAATAGTTGGTTTCTTAGTAATATTCTGGAACGAGTAAAGTTTGCCAATAGTGGACCTGAAACTAGTGATCATCGTTTTCCTACTATTATTAATAGTGATGGACGCAGTGTAAGTGTGCGGGATATTGGTGAACAACACTGCCTGGAAGACTTTGCTAATAAGTTTATTCCTTCAGCCCAAGACTATTTGGCTGAAATGGAGTTCAAGAGTTGGATGCAGAATGGCATTTCACATCCTCCCAGCTTTGTGAAGATTGATGAAGGTCGTAAATCCCGTGCTAAAAATGGTTTGACTTCTAAAACTTTCGGTGGTAGTATTAAAAATGTAATCGGAGACTAATAAAACAAAACATATGAAGGAATCACTTAAGAAAATTGAAGAGCTAAAGAATCAACTCAACACAGTTAAGTCAGAACTCCAGAAGGAGTTTAAGGCTGAACTAAAGAAGATCTTTGTTGCTAATCCTACGCTGGATAGCATTGAGATGTATCTTAATAACCACGAATTTAATGACGGTGACGCAACCTCATTCTATATTGGATACGAAGATATGAATCTTATGATTGATGGTGAAGAAGTTGAACGTGAATGGGATAATGCAACTAAGGAATATAAGCCAAATCCCTTGCTTGAATCACTAATTGAACTATTTGGTGATACTCAGTGTATCCACGAAGACCTATATGGTGACGAATGGGAACATCTGTCTATTACCCGTGAAGACGTTCTAAAGTATTAATATATGAGTACATATCGTAGAGCAACATTACAGGATCTAGCCAAGATTGGTTACGTTCCTAATACACAAAAGTATAGTATACACATTGCATTTGCCAAGAAGTATTATCCTCCTGAGGCAACCACAATGGTTATGGTAGTTCATAGCGAATACAACGATTGTACCTATGATAATAGTTTTCAGTATATCATTGTATATGACAAGGATGGTAATGAACTTCCTCCATTGAAGAAGACCGCCAAGGAATGTCGTGAACATTGGACTACCGAGTATCTGACTATTCCTAACACACACCACGGTCATTATGGTGGAGCTGAATCAGACCAACCTTTGGATGATGTAGTTATTCCATTGACTGTGGATATTCCAGAACTTTATATCAAGGAAAATTAATATATGTTTAGTAATAAAAATATTGTAAAGTATTGTGCAAAGTATTTTGTTCTTTTGACGGTGGGTGCTTACGTTTTTAACACATCCGTAATATTCATTAATCAAAAGAGTGACGTTGCAAATCTTATCGGGTCCGCACTTTTTGCTGGACTTTTTATCGGGTCGCTGTTAATCTTAAAGAGTGATGTGACCAAGTTGGTCAAGAAACTAGAAGAAAATAAAAACAAAGAAAATGAATAAGAAGATCGTTAGTGTAATCGCCGGTATCGTCGCCATTGCATCCTTTACTGGTTGTGATAGGGTTGAGCCTGGTTATGTTGGTATCAAGGTGAACCAATGGGGTAGCCAGAAGGGAGTCAATGACTTTCCGTTGGTTACTGGTGGTGTATTCTATAATCCTCTCACTGAGGATATCTATAAGTTCCCCACATTTATGCAGAATGCTGTGTGGGATCGTGAACGTGGTAGCAAGGAAAGTCCTGGCGATGACAGTGTGACCTTCAACAGCATCGAAGGTGCTGTGGTTAATGCAGATATTGCTCTGGCTTACACGTTCGTAGCTGAGAAGGTTCCTCAGATCTTTGTGGAGTTTCGTCAGTCACCAGAGATTATTACCCACGGATTTATGAGGAACGAGGTGAATAACGCATTCAATCGTGTTGCTAGTACTATGAAGGCTAGTGATATCTTTGGTGAGAGGAAGCAGTACCTTCTTGATAATGTTAAGAGCAATCTCAACGTCCAACTTGGACCCAAGGGATTTAGGTTTGAGTTGATCAGCTTCCACGGTGGTCTTCGTGTTGATCAGAGTGTTCAGACTCGTATCAATGCTGTACTAGAGGCGAGTCAGAAGGCTATTGAGGCTGAAACCAAGGTGCGTCAAAGTAAGGCTGAGGCGGATCAGGTGATTGAGAAGGCTCGTGGTGAGAAGGAAAGTAACATTGCCAAGGCAGAGGGTGAGGCTCGGAGTATTGCTCTTAAGGCAGAGGCTCAGTCCAAGGCTAACTTGGTGTTGGCTCAGTCTCTAACTCCGGCACTAGTTCAGTATGAAGCGCTTCAGAGGTGGGATGGTAAGTTGCCGGTATATAATGGCGGAGGAGTGGTTCCGTTCATTAATGTTGGAAATACCAACCGATAAGTGGTAGGATAAGTGGAGAAACCCGCTAGAGAAATCTGGCGGGTTTTTTGTTGACTTTGTTTAAACTACGTGGTAGAGTTAAGGAGTAATGAATATCGTAGATTACATTGTAAAGAATTGGGACACTCTTCCTAAGAGCAAGTTTGATGATGACCATATCGTAATTTTCAAGGAAATTGAGAATTGGGATGGTGGTTATGGTCACCACTCTTATGAGGGGATTGGTGTTGACAAGGATGGTAACGTCACTTGGTGTTACAGCTCTGGTTGTAGCTGTAGTGGTGGACCCTCGCTTGATACCAAGAAGGACTTGAAGGTGTTTGTTGTAAATGATGGAATTGATTTGAATGTAGATCCGTCTACTATTAATTTCAAGTCACTTGAGGTTGAGTTTACCAGTTATTAATTTAGAAAAATAAGATAGCAAGTTGTAATTAACAATATTCATTTTCATACTTATTAGTATGAAGAAATGGATTATATATAAAACAACTTGTACAGTCAATAATAAAATATACATAGGTCAACATAAAACTGATAACATTGATGATGGATACATTGGTAGTGGAAAACTAATTACCAGTGCAATTAAAAAATATGGAAAAAATAGTTTTAACCGAGAAATATTAGAAGAATGTTTTACATTTAACGACGCTAGAGAAAAAGAAGAATTTTATATTAAAAAATTTAATTCTACAAATAGAGACATAGGTTATAATATAACTCCATATGCATGGGGAGGTCAACCTATGACAGCTGAAACAAGATTAAAAATAAGTCAACTAAATAAAGGAAAAACTCGTTCGATTGAAACGAGAGAAAAAATGAGAAAAGCTAAAACAGGTACCACTTGGTCAGTACAACATAAATTAAATCAAATTAAATCTAAAATCGGTAAAAAATGGTATCATAATCCCATAACACTAGAATCTAAAAAATTCAAAGATGATGAGGGTATACCAAATGGATGGTTGTTTGGTAGAGGCAATACTCAAAAAATAGGACCTGAAAGGAAAAAACAATCTTTTTCTAAAGATGCACTTGAAAACATCAGAAATGCAAATCTAAATCCGGAAAAAAGAAGAAAAACATCTTGTACTTTGAAGGGACATAGTGTATCGTTAGAGACGAGAGAAAAAATAAAAAATAGTTTAAAAAAATTTTATGAGAAAACTAGCGTCAATCAAAAAAATTGAAGAAATCAAGTTAATTGAAGGAGCAGATAAAATTTGCGCATATCGTGTGGGGGGTTGGTGGGTAGTAGATTCTGTGACTAAATACAAGGTGGGTGATTTGGCTGTTTATTACGAAATTGACAGCTTTTTGCCGATCCGCCCTCAATTTGAATTTCTACGCAAGAGTAGCTTCAAGCGTATGGGTTCTAGTGAGGGATTTCGTCTCAAGACCATTAGGTTGCGTGGACAAATTAGTCAAGGTCTATTGACTCCAATTCCAGAGGGTATTAGTAATCCAAAGGAAGGTGATGATTTGACTGAGGCTCTTGATATTGTCAAGTATGAACCTCCTATTCCCGCTCAATTGGCTGGAAAGATCAAGGGAACATTTCCTAGCTTTATTCCAAAGACTGAGGAAATTCGTATTCAGAACTTTGAGAGTGAAGTTGGATTTAGTCCAGTTGGTGAACGTGCTTATGTAACTGAAAAGTTGGATGGTACTAGTTTCACTTGTTACTTCAAGGATGGAGTATTTGGGGTTTGTGGCCGTAATTGGGAGTTGTCTGAAACTGATGACAATAGTCTATGGCGTATGGCCAAGGTGCTTGAATTGAAGGACAAGATGACTAAACACGGCAAGAATATTGCTTTGCAGGGAGAACTAATTGGTGCTGGTATCAATGGTAATTTGTATGGAATGAGTGACCACAAGTTGTTCTTCTTTACTGGTTATGACATTGATAAGGGTCGCCGTATGTTCTTTGATGAACTTGAGTGGGTATTGTTTGGTTTGCAATTGCAGATGGTGCCTGTACTTGAGAAGTATGGGTTTGTGATTCCAAATGAAAACAATATTGTTGACTATATGTTGAAGTATGCTGAAGGTAAGAGTGTATTGAATATGGAAGTTGATAGGGAAGGTGTGGTTGTACGTGGTCTTGAGAAGGAGTTTAGTTTCAAGGCTATTAGCAATACGTATCTTCTAGGAAGCAAGGACTGATTAAAAGGGAGGTATGTAACAGTACTTCCCTTATTTTTATGAAAAAGTATAGTATCAAGACAAATGATATTGGTATGTGTATGAGTGTAGGTTGTGATTTTTATCAGACTTGCACCAATAACAGTGTAAATATGTTTTACAAGACCAAACGAAAGTTTGAACCAGTGATTGACCAATCAATTTGTTTGAGTTATAGTAGTGGAAAGAATAGTAAAGACTACCCAGACAACTGTTATCCTAATGTATTGAAGAAGATTTATGAATCTGGATATTAAATTTGTGGAACTACCACAAGAACCATATAAAGTTCCAATGAAACTAGAAAAGACCACGTTAAATTTGTTTTTAAAGCATTTACCCACATCAAGTGTGTTGGAATACTTGATTGAGTTATTGCCTAAGTGTACTGAAAATGGACCTTGGATTGCTGGTGGTTGTTTACATAGAACCTATCGTAAGTTACCATTAACAAATGCTGACGTAGATGTGTTCTTTAAAAACAAAGAACAATTTGAAAAGTTTGTATATGATCTGAGTGTAAGCAGTGTTACTGCGGGATATATAAAAATTGAATCTACCATATACAGTGAGTGGCATTGTACACTTACAATTAAGTATATGGATGTTGATTGGAAGATTCAGTGCGTAACATTCAAGTATTTTGATAACATTGAAGAACTATTTAAGTCATTTGATATCAATGTATGTCGCATTGCTTATGATGGTACCAATGTAGTTTATGAAAATGGCATTTTAGATGATATCAAGACTAATAAATTGAAGTTTAATGAAGGTAGTATTTACTATCCTAGTGTAACTTTAAAGAGGTTGGTTAAGTATATTAAGATGGGATATGACGTTGAAGATGTGGATCTTAAATTGTTGACCCACGCTTTTTATAAGTCTAAGAAAAAAGCAATTGACATTCTTGACCAAGACTTGGCTACAAAAAAACCAATTGAAACTTATAAAGGCTTAAAATAAGCTGTTGACATTTTGAAAAAAGGTGGTAGATTGGTACTTGTGATGAGCACCAAATCTACCACCTTTTTTAGCAATCAAATCAAAAATGGACTTCTCAAGCTTGAGAAGAAAAACAAGTCTGAGTCTCACCTTTCTAGGGTTGACCACTTGGTTGCATCGTTGACTGACATTGGCATCAACAAGCTTCCTCAATTTGACAGTGTGGATGAATTCCTCAAGGAAGTGAATGATGTTAATAGTGATGCACATAAAATTGACAATGTGCTTGCGTTGCCTGAAAACATCAAGCATCAAACTGGTCGTGGTGAGTTGTCTATGTTTTTGATGCTTGGTGATTCACGCAAGAGCAATATCAAACGTGGTGAAACTGGTGATGTAACACTTAATAACAAGTCGTATGAATTGAAGAAGGAAAGTGGCATTATTGATTTTGCTATCAAAACGAGGGGTGAAGTCACTGATCGTTACAATGAACTTGTTATGATTCGTTCGTTTTGTGATAAGATTTTGAATGCCTATTTTGTTGACAGTAACGTTACCAAATATTTCAATCAATATTTTCGTAAGAAGATCACTGAGTTTTCCAGTGCTGATTTTGAATTGTTTGATAATTTGTTGGTTATGATCAAATCTGATACTGATATTCGTAACAAGATTACTGGTACTATTTTGATTGATGTTATCAATAACTTTTCAGCTTACGAATGGCGTAAGAAAGTTGCGCAACTGATTGTTAAAAGTTATAGTGGTGGTGTTATTGTGTATCGTAAGAGCAAGAAGGGTAATCGTAAAGTAAAGCGAGTGGATAGCAAGTATGAATTGCTTGATGCTAAGAATGTTATTGTGCAGAATCTTACACTGGGTAATATTCAGTTAAAGATTATTAATTAAATTCTATTATTGTTTCTTTATCTGATTTGAGTTTGGGATATTCTATAATGGGATAATTCAAACTTTTAATCAGATTTTTCTTTTCCACTTTGCTTCCCAGTGGATAGATATATCTTTCTTTAACTGACAATTCTTTGATTTTAAATGGTCTAGGTAATACTTCTATTAATTTGTTATAGTTAAACGTACCATATTTGTTAAATAGTGTACGTGAATGTTGCCATTTAACACCACCATCAAAACTAACAATATAACCACTGGTACCTTTGGGTCTTTCAATATTTTGATACAGCCAATTAGTAGCTTGATATATGGTACCAATGTGTCCAGCATCAGGATCCGCATAACTGATCAAACATTTTATTTCAGGATGATTGAGTTTGATATATTTCAAACATTGACCAATAACCCAACTTTCAGTATTTTTACCCAAATCATCTTCTACCCACAATCGTTTCAACTCCCATAAATTGGAATGATTTAGTAAAGGTGATACACTTCTAGCCACATTAGCACCAGCAGTTGGTCCAAATACAACCGCCCCAACCAGCTTAGGCGCTTCAAAAAATACACTACCTTTGCTTTTGTCGAAGATTCCTATACACAACTCAGCTATGGTCCATTTGTGTGTATAATGATGTTTAACAATCAATTCTTTGGCAGTCAAATTGTTTACTTTTTCAACATAAAGATTTTCCATAAATATATCATATCATACCCACCTCGAAATTTCAAAATATAAAAAAGGTTGTTGACTTTTTATAAAGTCGCTGGTATTATGAATTTAGTAATGAACAGTAAGATTTTGAAGCGTACCATTGACATTGCCAAAGCTATGTGTCCGCTTAACCTAGAGCATAGGTGTAGTCATATAGCTTTTTTGATTAAGTGTGGAAAGATTGTACATATTGGTACAAATAGCTGTAAGAGTCATCCTGAGACACTTAAATACGATTATAAGAACCATCAACTGGTTGGTTTGCACGCTGAGTTGAGTGTGTGTATGAAGAGTGGCAAGGAGGATCTTAGGGATTTTAAAATGGTTGTTCTTAGGGTGGATCGAACTGGCAAGTTGAACAACAGCAAGCCGTGTTGTGGTTGTCAAAGTGTGATCAAGCAATTTAATGTGGGTGAAGTGTGGTATAGCGATTCTAATGGAGATGTAATTAAAAATGAAAATTGAATTCAAATCTGAGGTTTATAGTCTGGGAGAAATTTCTCTTAAAGAACTGAAACGATACAAGATGATTAATGACTATGTTTACAATCAAGTTAGAGTTGGCGGATGTGGGGAATTGATTGAACGAATCATATTGGATTATTTGACCACCAAAAGCGGTTATACCAATATCAAAAAGAGTCCAGCAAACAGCAAGTGGGATTTTGAATTAACAGATGATCCCACCGTTCGTGTAGACGTTCGTCGTGTATCTCCGACAAATACAATTTATCTTGGACATACATCAGGCAATCTTAAAAAATTGATTTGGGAAGACAAAGCCGAAGTTCTCAACAACGGTGGGTATTTTTGTATCAAGCTGTGTGAGGATAAAATGGTGTTGTTTTATATTTCAGCAAAAAGTTTGCTCAATTATGTGTATGAACATCCTAATTTCGAGTTAAAAAACGAAGTACCTGTAAAAATTCTCAACGAAAAATTTTGGAAGACGCTCAACGTTCCGCTTGACAATTAAAGAAACCAATGTTAAGATGATTTTGTTGTGAGGAACTGGTTCACAACTCTTAATTTAAATCCAAAAAGCACTTACGCTGTCTGTGATAAAAATTATTAATTAGACAATTATGTCATAACCCAAATCCAGTAATAAAAGGAAAATAATAATATGATCGGTACAAATGAAAAGACAATTAAGTCCACAACTGAAAACTGGGAACTCTCCAATGTAAAGAAGTTTCTCGATAGCGTCTTTATCGACGATAGTTTTCAAAGTCCTGCACGTTGGGACGGTGCAAAGTCACGCAGTTATCTTGATTCGCTATTTAAGGGAATCGCTCCAAGCAAGTTTATTTTTGCTGATGTAGTTGAATGCCGGAAGAATTCACTGTCAACGGAAGATATCAACTATTATTCCGATTGGCTTTCCGAGGGAGCTAACTATCTTAACCTTGATAGCAACAACCGTTTTACTACCCTACGATTGTTGTTTACTAACCAACTGGAATTGCGTGCTGGAACATATTGTGACAATCTAGGCAATAAGTTTACTATCAAGCGTGAACAGCGGTGGGCTGATCTAAACGAATCAGTTAAGGATTTTATTCTTACTCGTACAATTACACTGGAAGTGTATACCAAGGCTACTCGTTCACAGTTGAGTGACATTTTCATCGCTGTAAATAGTGGATGTGAATTGAACGCTGCTGAAAAGCGTAACGCTATTATTAGTCCCATCTCAAAGATTTGTCGGGAATTGGGTGAGAACTATTACAAGAATTTCAGCACCCGTAGTTGGATTCTTTCAATCTTTTCAGAACAGGATTATAACCGTCGTAAGATTGACTCACAGTTTGCTGGTATGGCATTCTTCCATAGTTTTGGATTCAAGAAGAACATCAGTGACGGTATTCTTTATAGTGAATATGAAACTGGCTCTGAGCTAAATAGCAAGTCAAATTGTTTTAAGAATGACGTAGATGAATTCTTTAATACGTGGGTTGCTCCAAATGAAGATATCTTCAAGGAAAGTATGAAGCTAAGTAAGCAAACTGTGTTTGACTTGTTTGTGTTTTATCACCGTCATCGTAATCAGATCAAGGATGTGAATATGTTTCTGAAAAAGTTTGTGGAAATCAACACTCTTTTGAAGAAGAATCCTGAAGCTGACCACAAGGTTGGCGACAAAAAGATGACATACGCAGCGTTGCTCCGTGGTCGTGAAACCCCAAAGTGTCAGAAGCGATATGAACTGTTGGCCAATGGATTGGTTAAGTCAAAGGTAATGACAGACGAAAACGTAACAGCAGTTTATAAGTATAAAACAAAAATCAATACAGTGTCAGCTTAAACCACACCAAAGTCAAGGACGATGAAAATCTCCTTGACTTTTTTCTTGCGCCGTGGTAATATTATAAAAGATATGAAACTACCTATGTTATTCGCTCGTACCAATACGGGTGCTATTCAAACTTGGACCATTGAAATTAGTGGTAACAAATATCGTACACATTATGGACAAGTTGATGGGGCTCTCCAGACAACTGAATGGACCATTTGTGAGGGTAAAAATACTGGCAAGAAGAATGCTACTTCTGCCGAAGATCAAGCTACAAAAGAAGCCAAAGCCACTTGGAAGAAAAAGAAAGAAAGTGGTTATGTTGAAAATATAACCAAGATTGATGAAATCTCTTTCACCGAACCTATGTTGGCAAAGAACTATGATGACTACAAAGATGACTTGAAGTATCCTGTTTATAGCCAACCTAAGTTGGATGGTATTCGTTGCGTTGTAAAGCGTGATGGTATGTGGAGTCGTAATGGTAAAGCCATTATTTCAGCTCCCCATGTACTAGTTGCATTGAAACCATTCTTTGATAGGTTTCCAGATGCAATTCTTGATGGTGAATTGTATGCTGATAAGTTTGCCAATGACTTTAATGCTATTTGTAGTTTGGTAAAGAAGACTAAACCTACCGTTGAAGATTTGGCTGAGAGTGAAAAGAATATTCAATACTGGATATATGACTGGATTTTACCGAAGACTTTTGGTGACCGTAATAGTGACATTACTACTTATATTGTTAATAACAATGTGGTTCGTCGTGTTCCGACTCACCTTGTGGACACGATTACACATTTAAATGAGTTGTATGAAAAGTATGTTGACGAAGGATACGAAGGTCAGATGGTTCGTACTGACGGACCTTATGAAAACAAGCGTAGCAAACACCTCCTCAAGCGTAAAGAGTTTCAGGATTCTGAATTCAAAATTCTTGACATTGTTGAGGGTGTAGGAAACAAGAGCGGTATGGCTGGTCATATGGTATTCAAGAACCACAAGGGTATTGAGTTCCATAGCAACATTAAGGGTGACCGTGAATATTTAAAGGATCTTCTAAAGAACAAGAATAAGTATATTGGAAAGAGTGCTACGGTGAAGTATTTTAATCTTACACCAGATGATGAAATTCCACGTTTCCCTTATACAATTGCTATTCGGGATTATGAATAAGAATCCAATTTTTTACAGATTTAATTCTTTTCATACAAAGAGCCCAAACATTACTTCTATATAAATTATATTTTGTATATAACTCATTCATTGTACAATGCTCTGTAATATTTGTTTTTCTATTATAAAATGTATATTTCATTGAATTGTACAATGGATGATTTTTTCCAAGTCTGGTTTCTTTAAATTCAATATTAGCCCATTGTTTTTTAGAAATATCACTGGCAATCTTTCTATTCTTTGGATTTTTAAAAAAATTAATTCTACCCAATCTAATTTTTTCAATGCTATGGATACTGTGATCACCTCCACAAGATTCAAAATTTAAATTGTAATTATTATTTTGATTAGACTTTGCTATGTCTAAATATTTTTGTTCTACATCTTTTAAATTTTCAACTAAACATTTTTCTATTATAACAAATTCAAAATTTATTTCACCGTGTAAATTGAAAGCGTTTTGAAGATAGTCGTTTATATGTTTATTGTGTCTAAGAAGGGATTTATGTTTTCTCCATCTTTTGTAGATATTTTTACTACTTCCTACATAATATTTATTATCAATCTTGTTTATTATTTTGTAAATTCCGCTTATTTTCC